CGAGACACATCTCACAGTGGCTTTTACCTGAGGATTGGAGCCTTTTGTGCCTACTTCTATTAGCGGATGGCCTGTTTTGGACAACCCTGCATGGGGAGATCCTCGTGCCAAGAAAGCCAAGGTTCCCGGCGTAGGTACCGATCTTTGGGTACGCGAAGAGGCGTGGCCCCTGTTTAGCGCCCTCGTTCGTGACTACAACCGCCTTATCAACAAAGTCACCCACTCCGACGGGTACGACTATCGTCCGAGCCGAGTTCCCGGAGCGGGCTGGTCAAACCACAGCGCCGGAGTCGCCATCGACATCAACGCTTCTGCGGAAGGTGCCGTGGGCACAGGCGTTAACGCTTGGTGGAAGCAGTTCAACCGGAACCTGAAGGCCCAGCGCATCCGTAAGATCTACGAGATTGTGAACTGGGGGGCCTCCGTTGACATTGCTGACGACCCCCACACCACGCAGACCGAGGGCTGGAGCAACAGCTGGGCCGACGCTATGCACTGGGAGCTCAAGTCCGGAACCACGGTTGCCGACGTAGAGCGCGTCATCAAGAAGCTTCGTATTGGTCAGGACGGTATTCGTCGTGACCGTAAGGGCAACATTGTTCGTCACGTCTAGGTAGTGTAAAAGCAACCAACTAAGGAGAAAAAATGCTTGACTGGCTCCCCGCGTCCCTTCGCCACGCCATCCTCGTTGCCGCTGGCATCGTCTTTAGCGCCTTGATTCAGTGGGTGCAGAGCGACTACACGAATTGGGATCTTCCTCCGTCTGTTGTCGCCCTACTTGGCTTCGCCATTCCTATGGTCATCAACTACCTTACGCCGATCACTCGGCAGTACGGAATTGGATCTAAGAAGTGAGCCGCTGCGTAAACTGTTCGGATAGAGCAGACTTTGTGTTCCTCCCAGGCAATGTCTCGGAGGGTGTGCCCTACTGCACTACGCACATGCCGCCCTACGCCCTAAACTTGATTGGAACCCCGGCGATAGCTTCGGCATACGCAGTTCCTCAGGAGGAGGTTGTAGAGCCTGCTCCTACCAAGGCCAAGAAGAAGGCGGAAGCACCAGCTCCATCCCCCGAGGAAGCTACCGTTGAAGAGGTTCCTGCGGAGCCTACGGACGCCTAGTGCGGATAACCCGTATTGCCACAAAGCAAGGACATCCGGTTCCATCGCAGAGGATGGAGCCGAGGGGTCCATTTCCCCCTGAGCTTTTTAGGGAACCGGAAATAATTGTGGACTACGAATCCCAGCCTGACGGGGGCGGAGAAGCTATCCCAGAGGGAAGCACGGCTCAAAACAACTTTCGCGAACTGCGCTGGTTTAGGTGCAGACTCTGCCAGGAAATTCTCATAGAGTCGGCGTTAGACGACCACATCTGCGAAGACGAGGATGAAGAGGAAGAGGACGAGGATGACTACACCTCCTGATCCCCTGGATCTCATCTCTGGTCTGGCAATGAATCGCCGTAGGCTCAACTCTACGATGCGGGAGAACCTTTCCGATCATTCCACTATGGAAGTTCTTTTCAATGTGGAGCCAGTGGATTACTCGCAGATGGCAGTAAATAGTCCGTTTCAGGCGCTTCCGCTTGCAGCTAGCGGTGCAACGTTCACCGGTTTGGATTATTACGAGGCCCTAGCTATCCACGAATACGAGTCAGGGGATTTTTACAATCCCAAAGATCAAGCTAGTTCCGACGACCCAGCAACTCTTTCTGAGATGCCGACGTCTACGATCAATCCGGAGAGACCTAGGACGGTAGCTGCTGGCTACGACCCCACACGCCAGGTGCTTACTGTAGTTTTCCGAGATGGGACCTTCTGGAACTACTACTTGGACAGTCTGGGAAAGAGCGAGGCCAACCGCGTATGGCAGAACTTCAAGCGAGCTCGATCCAAGGGACGATTCATTAACGCCTACTTTACCGATCCCTCAAAGTATGGCCCTGCCGACGTTGCACAGCTCTCCCAGATAGCCCGAGAGCAGCTTTACCGGATGGCTCGTACCGGACAAATTATTCGCAAGGGTTACACTGGGAAGCAGAAAGTGGGCTCCCGCCGTGGAACTGGTTACGGCAGCAAGCCTATTACCAGCACTAGTCAACCCACAGGACAGCGTGGCGGAATTAGCCGGGGTGGCGGTTCAGGCCGTAGACGAGGGTCCGTATAAGGATAGGTATGGCAAAGGTACACGACATCGGAACACACTTTTTTTGGCACTCCATGAAGTACCCTGGAGGGCAGTTCCCACTTTTTGACCGTGGGGTTACCCAAGAAATTGATGAGCCATACAGGCTCGGGATCTCTAAGGTGTTTAGGGTTCCGTTTACGCGCAAGGCTCTGGTACTTGGTTTATGGAAAGCTAGGCTGCCAGAGGGTGACGCATTACAGCAAGCTATCGGTGCGAGGGCGCTCGATAGCACGGATAACGATATCTGGAGTGATGACCTGTGATCTGGAAGACAAAGACAGAAGAAAAGACGCGCACTCGTTTAGAGAAGCGTGTTGCAACCATACCTACCTCGGACCTAGTGGCTTGGTCCGAGCAGGCACTTTTTGGCATTGGTCGACATCTGACCGCTTGGCAGCGTAGTCACGATAAAGCTGACGTGGTAGAGGCTGAGGAAGCCGCTGAGGCTTTGTACGCAGTGGTCCGGGAACTCAAGAGCCGCGTAGCCTGATGCCTACTGATATCGATGACGGTATCTTTGAAGAGATCTCTGAGAAAGAGGCGGTCGAAGAATACGACGGGCTTCCTGAGCTTCCGCTAGAGGAAGAAGATGATGACGTTCTTTCCAAGGAATTCGTTGAGAAGCTTGTAGACAAGATACTCCAATTTATGGTTGTTCTTGTAGGTCACGACCTGCATCCATATCAGAAGCCCCTGGCTAGGCGAATAATCGAATCAGTAGTCATTAACGACGGTGAAGAGGTTACAGCTCTTGCGGCTCGCCAGTCAGGTAAGTCCGAGACCGTGGCTAACGTCGTGTCTACTCTTATGGTTCTAATGCCCCGTCTGTCTCAGATGTACCCAGATCTTCTGGGAAAGTTCAAGGACGGCTTCTGGGTAGGCATGTTTGCTCCGGTTGAATCTCAGGCAGAGACTCTCTTTGGCAGAACCGTGTCCCGGCTTACATCCGAGAGAGCGCTTGAGGTACTCGGAGATCCGGAGATCGATGACATCACAGGGCGCACCCCTGGGGTCACCAAGGGCATCCGCCTAAAGAAGTCTGGGTCTCAGATTCTGATGATGACAGCTAACCCCCGAGCCAAAATCGAGTCAAAATCGTTTCATCTCATTGTTATCGATGAGTGTCAGGAAGCGGACGACTTTGTTGTTGCCAAGTCCATCAGTCCTATGGGTGCTTACTACAACGCTACTATTGTAAAAACAGGCACCCCAACTACTCATAAAAACAATTTCTATCGGTCTATCCAGCTTAATCGGCGCAGGCAAACCTCCCGGAATGCCCGACAAAACCACTATCAGTGGGATTACAAAGATGTCGCCCGCTGCAACGAGAACTATGCCAAGTTCATCAAGAAGGAGATGCTTCGCATTGGCGAGGACTCCGACGAGTTTCAGATGTCGTATAACTGCAAGTGGCTCCTTGAACGAGGCATGTTCGTCACCCAGACAATGATGGATGACCTCGGGGATACCTCCCAAGAGGTTGTTCGTATATGGGGCCGCACCCCCGTGGTGGTAGGTATTGACCCTGCAAGAAAGATGGACTCCACCGTAGTAACCGTGGTCTGGGTGGACTGGGATCGGCCTGATGAGTTCGGCTACTTTGACCATAGAATCCTTAACTGGATGGAGATCCAAGGAGACGACTGGGAAGAACAGTATTTCCAGATAGTCAAATTCCTCGCTAACTACGACGTTCTTGCTGTAGGAGTGGACGCGCAGGGTGTCGGTGACGCCGTTGCCCAGCGTCTCAGGCTGCTTCTTCCTAAAGCAGAAGTTATTTCCCTGGGGTCCAACTCCTCAGAACAGTCCAAGCGATGGAAGCATCTTCAGGCGCTCCTTCAGCGCAGGATGGTGGGAT